GGATATTTCTTGCCGTTGATGGAGTCCCAAAGAGATTCAAAAGCCTGTCGCGCAAAAGAGAATACTTTTGGAGTCCCTTTGATGTGATGGTTTGCGCCCATATAAGGCCAGTTCCTCAGTCCTTCATTATCGCTTTTTTGTATGCCCTCTTTTAGGCAATCTTCCTCGCTGATTTCCTGCAACCGCTCAACTCGTACATTGGTTATCTCAAGCGTGATCCTGGACGCCCATCGGGGCATATGGATTGAGGGTTTCCACTTTACAGGTTCATTATCGGGATATGATATAACTCCGTCTGCTCTGTAAGTAGTAAAGTCCTCCAGCCCTTCACACCCATTTACGAGTAACCAAGTTTCCCTCACCCAGAGACGGTCACCAGTTTCCCATTTCGGAAAAATCCTGTGAATGGTTTTATCTCCGTTTTCATCCCACATCGCTTTTAATATTTGCTGACCGCCCATGCTTTCAGTAACAAAGGCACTTTCAAGATTAAGTTTTTCAAATCTACCAGATGTGCAAGAATTGTTTTTAGATACAACCCTTCTCGTCATCGTCTTCCGGTCAGATAGCAATGCTCTGACCATGGGCGATGAAAATAAAATCGGTCGCTCTTTCATTTCTCCCTTTCCTCCGCTGTCATGTTGTCGGATTGCCATTGATCGCAAACCTGATAGCCCTGACAATTCGAGCATTGATTGTAATATCTACCGCAGTTCCCACAGCACTGTCTGTCTTTAACCTGCTGCCGGAGCGTCAATTCAATATCTTTGCCGTCGAGTTTTGATAATTGAGCAAGGTACTTCTGATGATTATAAAGTATCAGTTTCCCTTGCTCAATTTTTCCGCTGTGGATCGGTGTCATTACGCGATGATTTTCACTCCCGGAATCTCAAACTCAATCCATTCCTTGATTGATTTTATCGCGTGAAGACGCCACATGCGCCCGTCGGCCTCAAACAACGCACAATACGGCGGTTCACCTTTTCCTCCTTTGACGCGGAAAACAAAGGTGCTGGCCGGCTGTACTACTTCCATAAACGTGCGGTACGGGCGAAGCGTTACCGGATTCGGCACCATGACAGACCCGACAAGAGAAATTCCGGTCTTCGCCGTGACCTTCTGCGTCACACCGTCGTCGTTAAAATTCGTCACTCCCTCATCTTTGATGTTGCCGATGAGCTTGAGCATCAGCGCGGTTGTGTCGTCCTGAACGAACATTGCTTGCAGGGCGATGATGAAGTCTTCGACGTCGTAATACTGGCCGAATTTAAAAACAGGTGATTCGTGGACCGCCTGAACGTAGCATGATCGTATGAGCCAGCCGTCCGAAAATTCCTTATCCAGAACATCAACTCTCTTGTGGTCAACGACGTGGATCATTTGTTCGCTGGAAGGCGCAAAATCCTTGATTCCGGTAAGGGTATTGACGATCAGCGTTTCGGCCTTCGGGGGCCTTAAGGGAATGATTCCGCCGGGACCATTGGAATAATTCCGCCCGTCAATATAATCAGTCTTTGATTCCGATAACGAAATGATTTTTTCGATTGCTTCCTTAATCATTAATTTGCAACCTCCTTTTTGTCGAGTTTGTATAATTTGCCGGTTGCTTCCGTGGCGGGTTTTTCCTCCCCGGCGTTTTGATCAAAAAGCCCGCCCTGGTTGGATACATGCTCGGTAGCATAACCCTTGCCGTCCTTGTCCCGGCCAGTAAAGAGCATTGTCCCAAACGGTTTGATCGGGGCAAGTTTCCGGTCAACTTCGACAACAACCGCGCTGATGTCTCGTTCCTCGTTCGACTTGATAGTAACCTTCATGGTGATTGTCCGGGCTTTCTTCCAGTCGGTATTGACGTCTTGGACGTTCGTTAAAACGTCCTGCAAGGCTAAATCAAACCGCTCGACCGCTGCCCCTTCGCTCAATGTTGCAATGGATACATTCTTTTCTTCGCTCAATTCTTGTTCTCCTTTCTGTGTGCTAAATATCTGGCTTTCCGCCATGATCCAAAGCGTCGAATGTAAGTATCGGCGCATGGTTTTCGCTGTAACTCGTTGAACCGCTCTGGGCTGATCCGAGGCGAGTATCCGCGCAGGACTGACAATAAATACCAGCCTGAATATCGCTGAGGCTGGTTGATCTTTTTCCCTTTTGCGTGTCCGGTAGGCTTGCAAACCTTGAGATAATCAGTTCGATGGAAATGCTTCTTTAGGTCGTACCGCTCGCAGAGTTTATTAAACCATGACGGATTAATATCCATTGTCTGAGCGGTCGCCTTCCGGGAATATCCCATCACAGCAAACCCGCGAACGACATCAATAAACGGTTCCTCATATTCTTTTAAAACTCGTGCGGTTTTTATCATCCCATCACCACGGTAACGCATTTATATTTCAAGCCGCCGGGGATCTCCGTAAACCCGGCCCAATTATCGCGGCAGCGGGTGAGCTCCCATGATTCGCGGACCGTTATTCTGATTTCCGTATTGAATTTGTGTTTATCGATGAAATCGGCCATGCCGCAGATCCTCTCGATTGCCTGCTTTGTGATTCCCTTTGTTTTTCTTCCGTCGCCTATTGCCATTGATTATTTCCTTTGCCGATCTCTGTTTTTTCGTAGTAGGTTATAATTCTTTTCCGGCCTCCGGCCTCCACTTGGGCTCCGGCGTCCCGGAACTCTGCCCAAGCTTCAGCCACTCTCAAAAAGGTTACAAAAAATCGTTTTCACCGATACCGGGCAGCGATTTCGCCATCATTTCCTGGACTGTCCATTTATTCATCGGCTCTGGGCGAAAGTACGATGCTGCGCCCTTTGCTGTCTCTTCATCGGTAATCGTGATAGAGTAAATAGCCGCTGGTCCAAACAGTTTCGTAAAAGGTTTCTGCTCCCCGACTGCTGGAACATCCACGCGGACGAATGACGATCCTCCAAGCTGTTGCTCTGACACTTTCCCCACGATGTGTTGATGTCCGAATAAATCAATAATTGCCCATTCCTCGAATTTGTCTGACATAAAAGCTCCTTTGGGTTTGTGAAGTATATAATTTCAGTGCCCGGGACCTGCGCTTGATCCCGGGCTTGGATTCCTGCCCGATTAGGCGAGTTTCCTTGCCGTTATTAACCGAGGATAGCGGCAACTTTTATCTTGCCTCGGTGGATTCTGGTGGACGTGGCCGGTCGCTACTCCGGCTCATTTCTCACAGTAGAGCCAACGTTCCTAGGGGTTGGCATAACCTGTGTTTTTCGTTCATGATCGCCTAGTCCGAGCATGAAACCCCTATGCGTGTCTGCATTAGTAGTTCTTCACGCCGCACGTCCATGATTATTTAGCAGACGCGACATACGTCGCAATCCCCGTTTCCTCTTGAACTCGTTTGCGCATAACTGTTTCATCACTGTTAGCGTCCGACAAATGGAGCAACCATATTTCACGGCACTTTGATAGATCGTTTGCTTTCAGCATTCCGATGGTGGTGTCGAGACTCATGTGATTGCGTCTCACGCGCCGGCCTACGGCCTGCGGAATTGCCCCGCTTTGGATATTTTTACTCAACCGGTCCGCGATATAGTTGCATTCAATCGCTATGATATTAATTCCCTCAAATCGATTCCTGATATATGATGTATCGGGGATGAAAAGAAGTTTTTCAAAATTTGGTGCCCCGACGAGAAAACCATGTGTCGGAACGTCATGATGAAGATCGAAGGGCAGGACAACCCACTCGCCTATTGATTCCTGGTTGCCCGCCATAAGGATATTTGTTCGGTGATGGTTCCTTATCTCCAATGATTCGGCTGTTTCCTCTGAGGTCCAAACATCAACACCGGCTTTAAGTAGATCCTTAACAGCTTTGGAATGATCGCCATGTTCATGCGAAACAAGGCATCCGGAAAGTCCAGACAGAGAGAAATTCAATTTCTCGCGGATCGTCTTTATGGATGTTCCGCATTCCAGTAAGAGGGGAGCCGTCTCGCCTGATTCAACGAGATAACAATTTCCTTTGCTGGAGCTTGCCAGAGGTCGAAAATTCATAATCAGAATCCCGGGCCCTTTGTCGTTTTTCCGTTTGTTGTTGGCCATGCCGGGCAACCCTGCCGATTCGCGCAGGCGTCGCAGTAACTCTTTTTATAGAAATCTCCGGGAGAGTTGGGACATTCTGCGGACATTTCCTCTTCGGCGTTATCCTTACCTGCCTCGTCGGGCGGAATCTTTTCTTCCTGTTTCACCACGGGAAGATCAATTACATCGCCGGTGTTCGCCTGATCTTCGATCTCAGCCTCGGCCGCCGCCCGGTCGGAAAGGTCTTCGGATCGATTCATTCTTTCCAGAAGGATTGATTTATCTGAAGAGGCGTTTACGATGGCCTTGCAGAGTTTATTGACAACGGTCTTCATTGCCATGTCCGCGGTGAATTTACCGTGCGTCGAGTCGCCCTTAATATCCCCTTTTTCGGTGATGGGATTCATCTTTGACTGTTTCCAGGCCTGCTTGATCTCGTCGATGGTCATGATCTCGGACCGGATAGGATCTCCCGCTTTGTCCAAGGCGATGGCATAGGCGCCGATGATCTTTTTCTTGTCCACGTTGCCAAGTTCCTGCTCGTGTTCGAGTACGTTTTTCTTCCCGTTCTTGATTCCGTACTTGAATACATCGCCTTCGTACACGGACGCATAGGAGAAATCATCAATGAGAGGGTGAACCATTTTGGCCACGGCCATGGAGCCGAAATATGATCGTTGCGCCGTCAGTGTCTTCCCATAAACGATAAAATAGACCTGGTTTTTGATCGGGTTGAGCCCCTGCACAACCATGTCGAGCATGGCGTTGGCGATACTGTCTTTGGTGCATACGTCTAAGGCCTTGTTGTGGTTTCTGTCTTCCGTTTCCTGCAAGGTGAGCCACGCCGACTTGAGGGCATTTCCGACGGAATACGACTGCGGAAGATCGATTTCATGATTTTTGACGAATTCTCCTACTTTCTGAGCTACCGCATCTACGACGGTCCTTTTCATAAGAGCAAGATGCGATTCCTGCTTGGGGGCAGGGGCGGGCGGTGCCGCCGGTGTCTGTTTTGCTGCTGCATTATTTATTGGTGCCATGATTTCCTCCTTTTTTACTGGTTATTTTTTATTTATACGTCTGTTATCTGTCTGTTCTTTTCGAGTTGCCCATCGGCAATTCGATGGTTTATAATTTTCATCATTGTCTATTCTATCGATGGTGAGTGTGTTTTTATATCCATTCGTAATGGCCCATAAATAAAATATTTTGTAATCGTCCCATTCAGCGCACACCGTTATTCCTCGTCCGCCGTAGTATTCGTAACTTTTATTTGCTTTGCGGTTACATCTATCCCGCATATCGAGCCAGATTTTATAGAGACGAGTATAATTGCCGTGTCCACCGGATAGTCCGTGTACCGTACTCCGTTTAATTAACGACTCAATCTTTTGGCATCCGCATGACAACGTCTGTCTGCCTAAATTGCAGTCAGATACAACAATTATAGTCCCGCAATCGCATACACATGAAAAACGGTGACGCCCATTAAGTTTTTCTACTTCCGAGACGATAGTAAGCCTTCCTACCTTGGCCCCTTGAATCATATCTTTAAGCAGCATTTCTGATCCTTTGTTTTGTTGCCGTCTCGACCCTCAAGGTCTTGTCGAGTGGATTAACTATTAAGCAAATTACCTGGCAGTCCATCGGCGGTATTTCGCTCACGGATTCTTTGTTGTCGATAAATACTGCTGGAGCTATCCCGTAATGCTTCTGGAGGGTGCGGATGATATCCAGTCCGCCCTGTGTACGAGCCGCTGCATTGAGACCGCCATCGTAAGGAACACCGTTGACCGTAAAAACACAGCATTCCTCGATTCCGCCATTCACGAGTTGATTGAATAATTTGAAACTGACGATAGAAAACTTGCTGTTGATCTTGTCATTTAACATTGAGACTTTGCGCTTAATGAAAGTCTCGATCAGGAAAAGCATTCTTTCCAGTTCCTCAAATTCCTGTGCCAATTTCTTTTCTTCGGCCTTGAGTTCCTGAATGCGTTTTTCTCCGAAGTCTCTCCTTTCAAACCGGCCGTACTTTTCACGAACTTCCGTGAGCTTCAGCGTGACGGCTGCAATCTCTTTCGAGATGGCCTCTCGATCTTCTGCGACTGCTCCTTTGGCATTATTGATGGACTTTTCAATGGCCGTTTTCCGGTCAAGAAGGTCCTGCCGTCCGAAAATCTCTGAATAGTTCTCTGCGTTGGCTTTTACAGCGTTTCGTTCATTGGTGAGACGTTCGATTTCTCGACAATTTGCTTCGGCATTAAGCGGAACTGATATCCGGTCTTCAAGTTCTTTCACATCTTTTAAGAGACGATCATGCTCTTCCTTCTGTTGCTTTCCCCTTGTCTGGATATCAGACAGGCGTTCACTTTTCAGGGCGTTGAATCCGGCCCTTGCTTTTTCCCGGGCGGCCTCCACCTTTTCTTCAGGGAGATTCTGTCCGCAGGCGGCGCAAACGCATTCCGTCGTGTCCTGAAATTCCTCAGCATCAATGTTGTTCCATTTATCGCGGAGTTCATTCATTTTGTTGGAGAGGGACGTTATGCGGTTATTCTTCTCTTCGATCTCTGCTTTGACGGATTTGATCTTACGTTCAGTTGACTCGTCGGCCTCGACGAGCGTCCGGATCTGCTGATTCAGTTTTGTAACGATTTCGGACTGTTTCAGATAATGGGAGTTTTCCAGTCCTGATATTTCTGCCATGATCGTATTCAGATCCTTCATCAGCGGGGCGATGTTGCCGCCCGTATCAACTCCGGTCAGGCGCAATTTTGCGTTATTCATTTGCGACTCAAGGGATGATATATCGGCTCTCAATGCTGCTTTATCCAAACCAGACACATCGGGGAGACCTCTTTGCGTCTCGTCAATGCGTATAGGGACCTGATCAATTTGCTTATTGATTTCTACGCGCCGGGCCATCGTGACTTTTTTCAGATCATCCAGCGGTGCCTTGCTTGCCGTGTATTTGGACAGAGCGGAGCGCAAAGGCGCAAGGGCATCATCAAATGAGATAATTTCGGAGTCGGGAATGTCCCCACAGACATCAAGCAAAAGAGCTCGCTGTTTCTGCCAGGGCATTGCCGCGAAAGCAGCGGGATTTGTGAGGAGGCGAAAGCGCGTCTCATCGCCGAAGATTTCGGCAACACGATTTTTGTATTCGTTTTCTTTTACCGGGACACCATCAATGAAGTGGTCCGTTGTGTTTCCGGTCATTTCGGCTTTGGCGCTGCCGCGTTTCTTGGTCCATACCTCATGATAGACTTTCTTCAAGGCAAGATCGTTTCCGTTGATGTTAAAGATTGCTTCGACGGTGTGATCAAGACCATGCTCCTGGTTGCCGGTTACGTCAAGATTTTTAATCTCAAAGTCACCACGGCCCATAGAATCCTTGCCGGTCAATAGCCATAGAAAAGCCGACATGAGCCTCGTTTTACCTGATCCGTTTACTCCATAGATATTCAAGTCTTCGCCGTTTTTTGCTTCCAGCGAGAAAGTGCCTCCCTGAAAATCATGAAGCTTGATTTGCTTCAATGGTATTGTGTTCATCTTCCGGCCCTCCATGTTTAAAGTTTGCCGCAGCGGCTATAATGCTCTTACGAGCCCATTTTCTTTTTTGAGTATCCCACGTTCAATCTGCCGACGCCTTCTGGCGCATGCCTGAAGTTCTTCATGCTTATTTTTCCGAGGCCTGATTAAAGGAATTGCGCCGGAAAATCTCTTTGTTGATTGGATCATCGGCGAAAATCCACCCATAAGCGAAAGAGCGCCGAGTAATTCCGTCGTCATTTCATTCCTACATCCGACCATCGCTATTTTCTTTTTCATGCTGCAATCCTTTCCAGTTTCTTAATTTTCCAGATATTAACTTTCCCGTGGAATTCCTGGCATACAACGTCATAGCCAAGAACCAAAAGCCTTTCGCGGATATCGGAGATACGTTTTGTGTGAGACAATATGCAGTCCCGCCGCATTTCATCCGACGTGATCCCGCCGGCCAGAAGTTTTTCATAGATACGGTAATTTTGACTTCCGTAACGGAAAAACGCGCCCGGCCGCGGCAGCTGATCCAGGTCAAAGTTAAATTCTGTTTGTGTCATTGTGCCATCACTACCGCCAAGGCAAGAAGTCCAAAAAGCAGAATAGCGAACGCATTAATGAATCCGTTTCCTGCTGGTGCCTTTGCTGGCTCCTGAAATAAACATACGAGCGTGTCTTTTACTTTGATGAACTTTTCCATTAGTCCTCCAAAATTTCCCCGAATAGCCATAGAATGTAAATGCAGCAAACAAACATCAAACCCATAAAGGCCAGCACACTCAAACAGCCGGCGGCGATCAATAAGTCGTATTCCCGCCAAATTTCTTCAAACCATGCTGTATATGCGTTATAGATTTCAGGTTTCATGCTCTTCTCCTTATGTCGCCGGGCTCATACTACCCGGCGGCAACTTCATAATCTGCCCCTCTTGTAGTCCGCTGGGCGGGCGGGAATAGTCTGTCGAGTTTCCTGTTATTAAATCCTGCCCCTGTACCCCCTCAGGTTATGCCTCCCGTTGCCGGGGCCCTGGCCTGTGCAAAACCGCCGGTGGTGTGTAGCCGGGTCTGTCCTGTTTATGCGATAGTCGCTCAGGAACTTTCCGGCTTGCCTGTCGAGCGGCCGAGCGCGGGGTGTTTCCTTTTTTCGGGTTCAATTATATCCAAAAATGGATAATATGCAAGAAAAAAATATCCGTATTAGGATATATTTATAATAGTAAAATGATTTTAATTGGTTATGATGTAAAATAGTTTTAAGAAATCATTGGAATTGCCATGATCATATAGGTGAGACGGATATATTTGTCGAGATAAATTAACTTGCCTTCTTTTTTAGATACAGGTTTCCCGTCTTTGCCGCATAAGCCGGCGAGTCGTAATGTTCACGCAGGAAACGCTCTTTTTCGATATGCGTGTTAAGTGCCTCTATTTCTTCCTTGGACATTGAGTTGATTTTTAGATAGAGAGATGCTTTTGTTTCATCCTCGGTGATGAGATATTCGATGGGAAGTTTTATTGCATGAGCTACATTAAGGAGGGTGTCAATACGACTTTTGATTGGAGTGTTTAATAAACGATTTATTGTAGATTGCGCCACGCGAGCTTCATTAGCTAAAGATGTTTGTGTTATGCCCAGCTTATTCATACCTTCTATTATTCGTTTTTTCATAAAATTCATCTGCATAAATATTTAATATCACAAAATAAAATCCAAATGTGGATATAAAAATAAATAATTCTTGCGTAAATATCCATATTCGGATAAAATATAAAACCATGAGAAAACGTATTTTAAAAAAACTTCGGAATGATGTTCGAAAATCGTCCATTCTCGATGTCTGCACGAAAACGAAAATCCCTTACGCAACGCTTTACCGAATCGTGCACGAGCAAAGCGTTGGAAGCATTCGGGTGTGGGAAAAACTCGATTCATATTACGCAAAAAGTAAAACTCCGCCTGCTGGCGAAAAAAAGAACGGGCAGGGAGAACCAACGGCGTAATGTCGCCGGTATCTTCCCCAAGATAACTCCCTGCCATCAACACATTTACCGTCTCTTCGAAAGGGGTAAATTATGCCAAAAACAATCGTTATGGAGTCCGCAACAATATCTTTCCAGGCTGCTGTTTTAAAAATTCTCGATAAATATTGCAATCGCCATGACCTCCAACGTTCCCAGGTCACCAACAAGGCCATTAAAAAATTCTTGGCATCCGAAATGGCTGATGATCCGGCCTTTTGGGAAACATTGTACGACAAGGAAGAAATTTAGTCAAAATTTGAAAATTATAAAAATGTAATAAAATTAACATGATGGGAAAAACACAAGATGTAGGGGGTGTATCATGGAGAAAACACAAGATCAAGTAGTTGAGGAACAAACAGAAAAAACGTGGCGCAAATACTACTACCCGGGTGAACATTTGGCCTGTCCCTGGCTCGATAATTTTAATTTTTACAAATGCGTGTTGAAGGTGACGGCATGAACGATGAACCCAAGACAGCTAAAATTACTGAGGCAGAAATCCAATATTTCCTATATCTCCATTTCTCTTCTGGCCGTCAATACGGAATCCCAAATATTTATCTTTATGAATGGGAAAGCGATTTTCTGAGCGTGACACGGGCCGGGCGAGTTCATGAATATGAAATCAAAATCTCAAAAGCCGACTTCAATGCCGATGCCGTGAAGGTGGAAAAACATCAGATCATGGAAACGGGTGTTAGAAATTTAAACAAATACGAACAGAGTTGTTTCGATGATGGAGAAAAATACGGGTTTGATATCCCATCTTTCATATCATCTAAAATGACAGCCGACAAGAAGATGACTGGAAAACGTCCGAATTATTTTTGGTACGTCTGCCCAGAAGGAATAATAACCGAACCTCCAAGCTACGCAGGGCTTATATATTACAGTTATTGTCTGAAAATCATAAAAGAAGCCCCGTTGCTGCACAAAGAGAAGATCACGCAGGGCATGGAACGTAAAATACTAACATCGTTTTATTATCGATACTGGCAGCTACGGAGGAACAACAAAGCAGAAAGTCAAGAATTGGTGACATTATGAACGATGAAATCAGCCCGGGTGCATCGATCGTGATTATCATCAGCCTGTGCATCACGGCATGGGCGCTGGTCGCATCGGCGCTGATACTGGCGGTTTACTTCCTTTGGAGGCCGTGAATGGCATACATACCTTACACAGCGCAAGAAGATGATATTATTCGCAAGCTGCACGGCAAGGGATTACGGCCTGTCGACATTACAAAGGTTCTTATAAGCCGATCTGCCAACCAAATCAAAGATCGTGGCTATGCGCTGGGGTTGAAGTGGAGCGCAAAGCCGGAAATCGACATGACCGCATTTAAAAGGCTGATGGAGGCAAAATAATGGAAGCATCGGGGATCAGAATCGTGACATACGGACAGCGCGACGCTGAGTTTAGTATTTACGACGTTTCCGATATCCACTTCTTTAATCGCGGAATGTCCATCTCTAGCCTCAAGAAAGATATTGCGAAAATTAAATCAGATAAGTATGCCCTGTTTTTTCAAGGAGGGGATTACGGGGACTGGATAGCAATGAATGACCCTCGCTTTGACCGTCAGGCCATTACTAAACAAAAATTAATCGAAATAGATCCAGAATTAACCGTTGCAGAATTGCTGTCAGGAAAAGACAGGTTTCAAAGAACCATACTGGCTTCGCTTCTTGTGAAGCAGGTCGTTTTCTATTTCTACCCTATTTCAGATCAGTGCCTGGGCTTCCTCCTTGGGAATCACGATTGGAAGTACATGACAAAAAGCGGTGAAATAGAAGTCCACAAAACGATTTGTAAAAAGCTGAAAGTCCCTAATATGGGGTTTTCTGGCTGGTGCGATATTTATTTTGTCTACGTTCCAAGGTTCAAAGGTTGCAAGATGATGGTCGCCACGAATCCCCCGGAAGAATTTACTGCTCGCCTAAGATGCTTTATTCATCACGGCATGGGCGCAGCAAACACGGCCGGAGGGAAGATCAACAAACTCAAGCAACTTGTCGACATGGTTGACGCAAACTTGGTTATGATGGGCCACGTCCACGAACAATTTGCAAAGACCTTCCTGAGATTAGAACCGAATCATAATTGCACAAAGATCGGCCAGAAGGCCACGATGGGCCTTATTACCGGATCGTATCTGAGAACGTATGCAGACGGATTTACGGGGTATGGAGAAGTCGCTGGATACTCACCGACGACGTTAGGCGCAACACGCGCCCGGTATATCCCGGCTGAAATGTCCCTGACCGTTGAGAATAGGGCTGACAATGTTGGATTAAGGGGGAATCAATGACCCATATCAACTTTTCAGCCATGACCCCGGACGAACGGCAGTTATTTTGTGATTACCTCTGGAAAGAATTTTTCAGGCACAAAGCAGACATGAAGACCATCCTACAGGATTTGCATGTTGCAAAAACAAAGTACGGCATCACGCCACGCCTGGTGTTCGTTGATACGAGAATTGAGGTGGAAGGATGACCCAATTAAAACGCCATTCCCTGCTTGAATCATGTACCAATCTGGCCGTCGGCTATTCGGTCAATATGGTTGCTAATTTTCTGATATTCCCGATCTTCGGATGGCATATCACAATGAGGCAAAACCTGATCATCGGCGTATTTTACACGGTTATTTCCCTGGCAAGGTCTTATTGCCTCAGAAGGATTTTTAATAAGGTGACGGGATAATGCCCCTTATCGAACGCTACATTTTGTTGTCATACGGCGGCTGTAATTTTGAGTTTCACAACTGCGAGGCATCAGACAGCAACGCGATTAAGGCGGCGATTAGAGAATTAGAAAGGAAATTAGGCAAGATGCGCGGTGGTCTTGCGAAACACTTTAAGGAAAACCCGGACGATATCATTGTGAAGTTTTGGAAGGGATGAATATGAGCGCCGCCATCCAATACGCTGACCAGTACGATTATCAGCAAGCTGTTTTTTGGTCACGGAAAAAGCGGGAACTGGCGCCGGAAGAATTTGAAGCTCTGGTTGTAAGGAAGAAAGTAACTCCGGAAATACTTAAGAAAGCGGTGGAGATGTATGAAACAACCAACACTAAAAGAAGCTGACATTACCAAACAAATCAGGAATGTTTTAAAGACATTCCGAATTTTCCACTGGAAGGTATGGCAGGGGTTAGGCTCAACGCCCGGTGTCCCTGATATCGTCGGCATCATGCCAGATGGCCGGTTCCTGGGAATCGAAGTCAAGACGGCAAAGGGTGTTTTATCTGATCATCAATCAAAATTCATTGAGAACATCAACGCTGCAGGAGGTTTCGCTTTCGTTGCCCGCAGTGTGGATGACGTTATCGAAAAATTAAACCTCAGAAAAGGTATGTTGTTTTAATGGCAAACCCGCAAAAAGAGAATGGATATACAGCGATAGCCAACGAGATCATGGATGCTCTCTGCCATATCAGAATACCAGGTGAAGAGCGTCAGGTTTTGGATTGTATTTTCCGTAAAACATACGGTTGGGAAAAGACAGAAGACGCCATCGCGCTATCTCAATTTTGCGACATGACCGGCATAAAAAAACCGGCAATCGTTAGGGCAATAAAAGGATTGTTATCAAAAAAGATAATATTTATTATCGAAAAAGATAACGCTGTCGCAAAAGTATATAAAATTAATAAAGATTTTGATCAATGGAAACCATTATCAAAAAAGATAACGTTATCGAAAAAGATAACGACCGTTATCGAAAAAGATAATCCGTCGTTATCAAAAAAGAGTACCACAAAACCAACTACTACAAAACCATCTATTACAAAAGATATTATTAATAGCGAAATTCCCGAATGGGTTCCGGTTGAGGTTTTTAATGAATATCAAGAGTCACGGTCAAAAAAACTTAAACCATCATCATTTGAAAAGTTTTTTATCAGGCTGCGTCGTTTATCTGAATCATCAAGAGCATCACCTGAACAAATATTAAATCAGTCAATCGAAAATGGGTGGCAAGGGATATTTCTATTAAAGGCGGAAGGAAAAGAAAATGCAGGCAATCAACGAAGAAATTCAGGAAGCAAACAACAGGCTCATGGCCAAGCGGGCGGCGCTCAGTCAGACGGCGAACCCTGGCCAGCAGATCAAGAGTATTGATTTTAAGGGAATTGCGGATAGGTGTATGAAATTATGTAAGCATGAGTCTGATAATATTGTTGAATTTAAAGAAGAATATTCCGATAAGGATCTTCAAAAAAGCGAGCCACTTCCAGAAAAGAAATGCCATTTCCCATATGGAATTCCGAAAGCGTATATTGATTGTAGTTTTGATAATTTCAATGGAAATCAAAAACTTATAAAAGATTTAACATCTTTATCATCCATGGCCAAGAATATTGTTCTTCGTGGTAATACCGGATGTGGCAAAACACATCTTGCGATTGCTATTTCAAAACTTATTCCCGTTCAATCACATGATTCGTGGATGACGATTATTCCAGGCGCTATATTTACGACGGCGCCGGAACTACTTTTAAAGATCCGTTCGTCTTTTCGTGAAGGAGCAAAAGAAACAGAAGAGCAGTTGATTGATTATTATTCAGGTTGTGACCTGTTAATTCTTGATGATTTGGGCGCTGAAAAGAACAGTGAATTTGCAATTACAACACTTTATATCATCATTGACCGCCGTATAAGAGAGGAGAAACAAACAATAATCACGACAAATCTATCTCAACAGGAAATTGATCAGGTATTTGGTGCTCGGATATCATCAAGATTGTCATCGATGCAGAATATAAAAATCAACATGCCGGATTACCGGAAGAATAGGAGATAACCATGCCAGACACAGTCAAAGAAGGTGAATTCAAAGGAAAGCCCACGATCAGTATTTTAACCGGCGTGTCACGCGAGGGGCAGGAGTTTTGGCTCACGATGGGGCTCGCCAAAGCCAAAGCGGTGGATGAAAACATAGACCGGATTAGGATGTGGATTGATAAACATGAGAAAAAATAACGGAAAACGGAAATTTATTTTTTGTTGGCAGGGGTGAACACATGAAAAAACTCGAACGAATTATAACAATTATCCTCCTGGTGGCAGTGTTAATGTGTGGTCTGTATTATGATTTATTGCCGATGGCGTGCACAGCACATGCCGCAGATAAATGGACAACTGAAGACACCGCATGGCAGGCGTCAGCAATGGCTCTTATGGTTGGTGATTGGGGGCAGACAAGGTATATTGCGCAACATCTGGATGAATACTATGAACTGAATCCCATCCTTGGAAGACATCCAAAAACCAAAAATATTGATTTGTATTTTCTGAGTGCGCTGGTGATCCATCCGGTTATTTCGTATTTATTGCCCAGCAAAGCCGAGGTATTTGGTTATCAGATTAGCCCGCGTCGGCTATGGCAGGCCGGGACCATCGTGATTGAGTTGGGGTGTGTGGCCAATAATGCGCGATTGGGAATAGGGTTTACGTTTTAACTAAATACGGAAAACCCGGACGGTATAAAAAGGACTGTTTTTAATGACGAAACTCGCAGATAAAGCACACTATACACCAGGGGAAGTTATAGCGTTTTTCTCATTGTCGAAAAGTATTTTTTATCAGCGAGTTGATGAAGGAAAAATCAAAGTAATTTATCCGGCTGGCGTGATGCGGGTCACCAGGGAGGAAGTGGAGCGGATGAAAAACCAGGATGAAAGGGGGTGAGACTGTGGAGAAAGCGCGAAAGGATTATTTTTGAAATATTATTTTTAATAATATCAAATATTTAATAGTTTTTACCTCAAAACCACCCCAAAAACCCGCTAAAAATCATAAATACTGTCCAGATCGTCCGCCCTGTCCGTGATTTTTCCGAAAATAACCAATACACTACCACCCATAAAATCAAAAAAGGAGATTTTAAAAAATGAAAAATTGCATGGACTGCCGCAACCTACGGGCGAAAATTCCACTTGTCCCAGTACACGCAAAAACTAAATTCCGAACGTTTTCCGACATCGGAATCGATTACTCACGCGCAAAAGTTTTTTGCTCTGCCGGGATAATTACGAAAGACAGTAAGAATGGAAAAGTGGAAGATAAAATTTTCAAAAGAGTCCTGGTTAGTAAGAGTAACAGAATGGCTTTTAAGTTTGCGGCAAAATGTCCTTTCTACGAGAGCATGAACGATGACGAATAATCAGATAATAGCAATCGGCAGAGAAGAAATAATCACGCTCGTTGAACAGCATGTGCCAGTAACGACATGGCGAACGGTCAGGGCATGGAAAAAAAAGTATGGGCTACAGATCGAGTATTTACCGAATGGAAAGCCCTGCCTTGACGAAGCAAAATTTTTATCATGGCTGGATAAAAAGAAGCTGCGTCGTTAAAATTTTGGCGTTTAAGCCGCTTTCGTCCAACACGTGCAATCAGGAATTTGGAACCATATTCCCAAAGGAACAGCCTCATAAAGCCCTTCTTTCCCCCTTCTTTCCCCCTTCTTTCCCCCTTTACGTAGTCACACATTCCCAAAGTCATACCTCATAATAAAGCCGTGAAAACACCAATCGAAAAAAAAAACCCGCAAAGCGGGGCCGTAAGGCGGCAGTTTTCGATTATAAAAAAATTGAGAAACTGTCCGGCGCTGGATTAACACGCGAAGAAATAGGCTGGGCGCTCGGTTACGGCAGATCAACTTTTTTTGAGCACAAAGCTGAAGATCTGAAAATTGAGGAAGCGATCAAGCGGGGAAGGGCAAAGTTTAAAATTGGATTGACGCGAGTTCTTGTCGGCCAGGCACGGAACGGAAACGCAACAGCGGCAATCTGGCTCGACAAGACGCGGTGCGGGATGAAGGAAGACATGGGCGATAAAAATCAATTACCTGTTGCCCCGGTTAAAATCGTGTACGAGGATCAATGAGCGAGCAAAGAGTAAAAATAAATCCTCCACAGAAAAGATTCCTGCCGATGCCCCAAAAATACCGGGCATTCATCGGCGGTTTTGGTTCATCGAAAACACATACCGGTTGCATGGCCATGTGTCAGCACTTTGCGGAGTTCCCCGGCGTTAATCAGGGATACTTCGCACCTACCTACCCCCACATCAGAGATATTTTCTATCCTACAATCGGGCGCGTAGCTGACTCGTACGGGTTCAGGGTTGATATTAAACAAGGAAATCACGAGGTTGATTTTTACAACGCCGCTGGACAGTATCTCGGAACGACTATGTGTCGATCAATGGACAAGCCGGGCAATATTATCGGTTTTGAGATTGGTCATGCGATGGTGGACGAGCTTGATGTTATGCCCACGGACAAGGCTGAACAGGCATGGATTAAGATTCAGGCCCGGCTTCGCGCAAAGTCAAAGCATGGCGAACTTAAGAACGGAATTGACATTGCCAGTACGCCCGAAGGATTTAAGTTCTGCCACAAGAAATTTGTGCAAGCCATTCAAGACAATCCTGAGCTTTCAAAAAATTATGGCATTGTCCAGGCGAGCACATACGAGAATGAAAAGAACCTGCCGCCGGATTATATCCCGTCGCTCAAAGAGACTTACCCGGCGGAACTGATAGAAGCCTACCTTAACGGCCAGTTCGTTAACCTTACCAGCGGGACCGTCTTTCGCAATTATGACCGGGTGCGCTGTAATTCTACTGAAACAATCAGAGAAAAAGAACCGCTGTTCATTGGGCAGGATTTCAACGTTCAGAAGATGGCTTCTGCTATTTCGGTGCAACGCCCGGACGGCTATCATGCCGCCGCGGAATTAAAAGACGTGTTTGATACTCCGGCACTAATCAAGATCATCAAAGAACGCTACAAGGACCACAGAATCATCATTTACCCGGATGCTTCCGGAAAAAGCCGGAAATCGGTTGATGCTTCAACGTCCGATATCGCCCTGCTACAACAGGCCGGTTTTACAGTCCGCGTCAATCCGCGCAACCCGGCGATTAAAGACCGGGTGCTCGCAACCAACAAGGCTTTTGAAGCCGGAAAAATAAAAGTCAACGCGAAGGCTTGCCCGACTCTGGCCCGGTGCCTGGAACAACAGGCATACGACGATAACGGCGAACCGGATAAGACAACCGGCTTTGACCACATGAACGAAGCCTTTTCTTACTTTGTGGCTTATGAATTTCCGGTCGTGAAGCCTATTTCCCGTATACAGGTCGTGGGGGTTTAATGGAACTCAAAGTCAATACCCAACATCCCGAATATGAAGCAATGGCCGATAAGTGGCAGCGGTGCCGCGATACTGTTTCCGGCCAAGATGCCGTCCATGCCGCCGGGACAAAATACCTGCCGATGCTCAAGGACCAGACCACGGACGATTACAACGCCTACAGGACAAGGACGCTGTTTTATAATTGCACATGGCGCACCATTTCCGCGCTGTCAGGTATGATCTTTCGTAAAGAGCCGGTAATTGATGCTTCTGACTCGGTAAAGACGCTTCTGGAAGATGTCACAATGTCGGGGAAGTCCTTCTACACCTTCGCACAGCAGACGGCCATTGAAATATTAACCAGCGGCAGACAGGGAATTCTTGTTGATTATCCGTCACAATCAGTTGAAGGATTAACGGCAGCAGATGCGGAAAAGCTCAATCTTCGTCCTACCATGCAGGCTTATCCGGCAGAATCAATCATCAACTGGAAAACAGAATGGGTAGGCAATGCCACGGTTTTAACGCTGATTGTTCTCACTGAAAGCGCCGCCGTTGATGGTGATGAATTTGAGCATAAAACGGAAACACGCTACCGGGTGCTTGATCTGAAAGATGGAAAATACCGTGTCCGCGTTTTCCGGATTGACGATAACAAAGAAGCCGAACAGGTAGGCGCTGACCTATTCCCGTTAATGAACGGGAAGCCGCTTGATTTCATTCCATTCTATTTTTGCGGGGTGGATGATACGACACCGGACACAGATGAACCGCCGTTGATTGACCTCGTGGACGCGAATCTTTCCCATTACCGTCTTGATGCTGATCACAAGCATGGGTTGCATTTTACCGGTCTACCAACAGGTTATGTCTGTGGCTACACGCCCGAAAAGCAGGGAGATAAACTGTATATCGGCTCCGCCGCAATGATGGTGTTTCCAGATCCTGAAGCAAATGTAGGGTATCTCGAATACACCGGCCAGGGCTTAACCGCCATCGCGTCCGAAAAAGAAAAACTCGAGCAGTATATGGCGATTCTGGGCGCTCGTTTACTGACCACAGAAAAGAAAGACACTGAAACATCGCAGACGGCACAAATCCACAGAGCCGGAGAAAGTTCAATTTTGACATCCATCGCAAAGTCGATCGGCAAGGCATTCACCAATGCACTGAACACCTTTTCCAGGTGGGCAGGCTCAGATCAGGAATGCAGTGTTGCTCTCAATGAAGAATTCTTGCCGCCGGGGATAACTCCACAGGAATTGACCGCCTTACTTGCAGGCTGGCAGATGGGAGCGCCGGGGCTTTCTGATCAGGGTCTTTTCGATATCCTGCAAAAGCGGGAGGTTGTAGCTGCTGACGTAACGCTGGAAGACGAACAGGCGCGGATAGCAGCAAAGCCGATTCCAAAGCCGGGCAATGTAGGTGAATAGTAAAAAATAGGCAGGCAGGCCATAGACAGACAGAAAGGAGAAAGGAAGATGATTATTAAATTTGAAGTAAATGGAGCATGGCAGATTTTTGATGATGTTGATTCTTTAATGTACCGGCGAATGGGCGCTTTTGACCAATGCGAGTTTAACGAACCTGCGGAGGGCGTATCAGAAGACGAAGTTTCGGGAGATTTAATTGACTACACAGAAACGCTTTCAACTGGTGAAGGCGATCCCAAAGAGAACAGTGATTCCAAAGGACACCCTGGCAGAGTGTTGCTTACATTCATGAATAGCAAGCAACTCGCAAGTTCTCAAGTAGTGGCTTATTCGCCTATTTACCTGATGAACAACAATGGACGAACGATAGAAACAATTTAAACAAAGGCGCTGCCTGCCTTTTAAGGAAAGCATGAAAAAATCAGACCTCCTTATAGCCGATAAATTCATCGCCAACCAGCTTGCCTTGCAGCGTTTTACTGCCAATGAAAAAAAGGAAGCGTTTAAAATGCTCCTGGCAATGCAGACCGAACTTAAGGCAAAACTGGCAAACGGATTCACGCCACACGAAAAGAAGCGGCTGGAAAAGCTGCTTACTCAATGTACTGAAATCATCCGTTCTTTCTATTCCGGCATTCAGACACAAATTGATTTTGTCGAATTGGCAAAATACGAAGCCGAAGCCAGTACAAAGGCTATTGCTACTATCGGTCTTGATGCTGCCATACCCACGGCCTCGGTATTGAAAGCCATGGTCAGCGATACTCTTTTGCAGGGTGCGCCGTTATCCGCATGGTGGGCAAAGCAGGCAGAGGACACGGCCTTTAAATTTACCTCTCAGGTGCGGCAGGGTGTCGCCCAAGGGGAAACACTGCAACAGATAATAACTCGCATTGTAGGCAGCACGAAGAAGGGAATACCCGGCATTATGGAAGTTTCCCGGCGCAATACTTCAACTCTGGTGCATGATTCAATCATGCAGATTGCCAACGGTTCGCGCATGGCCACGTTTCAAGATAACGACGACATTATCAAAGGGATGCAGCAGTTGAGCACACTGGATAGTCACACATCAGCCGTTTGTGTGGCGTACAGCGGGGCACAGTGGACGCTTGAAGGAAAGCCAATGGGCGGGAACACATTGCCTTATAACGGCGGATGCCCCCGGCACCCGAATTGCAGATCGGTCATAGTTCCCCTTACCAAATCGTACAGGGAGCTTGGAATAGACATTGACGAAATGAAGCCCGGCACACGTTCAAGCGACCTTGGACAAGTCCCATCTGATATGAGTTTTAAGGAATTCTTAAAGCGGCATGATGATGAATACATGGATAATTTACTCGGTAAAGGCCGGGCGGAATTATACCGGTCCGGAAAGATCACACTGAAGGATTTGATAGACGGAAACGGACGCGAGTTGACGCTCGCGCAATTAAAAGAGGCGGCATAGCCGGTTTATGACCGGCAAATCAGGGCAATGCCCTTAAAACTCCAAAGGAGAAAAGAATGAAATTAGATATGAATGACAGTGAGGTAAAGGCAGCGGTTCAACAGTTTGTTGACGCGGCGGTAACGGAAGCAACGGCTGGTTTAGTTGCAAAAAATCAGGAATTGCTCGGCAAACTGAAGAAGGCGCAGAAGGACGCCACGATTGACCCGGCAGATCATGCCGCATTGCAGGCGGAACTGGACCAAACACAAACAAAATTAACGGAAGCGCAGAAGCAGCTTAAATCCGCTCTTACGGACGCGGAGAAATCCAAAAAGTCTCTGGAAGTCGAAGGCGGATTTGTCAGTAAGCTGCTTATTGATAACGGCCTCAATGACGCTTTGCTAAAGGCAGGCGTGAAGCCGGAAATGTCCAAGGCTGTCAAGGCCCTGCTCGCCGGACAGGTAACGATAAAGACCGAAGGTGATAAACGGAACGCCGTTATTGGCGACAAATCATTAAGTGATTTTGTTGACGAATGGGCGAAGTCCGATGAAGGAAAGCATTTCGTTTCCGCGCCCAACAATCAGGGCGGCGGCGCTAATGGCGGCGGAAAAGGAAAAGAAGACGCGAAGACAATGACAAGGGCCGCTTTCGACGCGCTGGACCCGGCGGGGAAAGTTGAGTTTTCAAAAGGCGGCGGAACTTTAACCGACTAAAAAATAGGGTTCTCCTGAAAGTTAAGGACTGGATGGGGATAGATTAACCCTAGCTACTTAAAACTTAAAAGGAGAATTAATCATGGCTGGAAGCACACCGAACACTTTAACGAATCTTATACCTACTTTGTATGAGGCGCTTGACGTTGTATCAAGGGAGTTGGTAGGGATGATCCCGTCTGTAACCAGAGATTCACAACTTACCCGCGCCGCAAAAAATCAGGTTGTTTACTCGCCCGTTGCCCCGGCTGCTACCGCCGGCGACATTGAACCGAACGTAACCCCGCCCGATGATGGGGAGCAGAACATCGGGAATATCTCGTTAACCATATCCAAGGCCCGCCGGGTGCCTATCCGTTGGCAGGGCGAAGAATCCAAGGGGATTAATACCGGCATTGGCAGGAGCACGATCATGCGGGATCAGTTCGCCCAGGGCATGAGAACCCTGTGCAATGAAGTTGAAAGCGACCTGTGCGGCCTCTATAAGTATGCCTCGCGCGGGATTGCCGCCAACGACACATACCTTTTTAAAGCCGATTTTGCCGACTCCGCGAATGTCCTGAAAATCTTACTGGATAATGGCGCTCCCGCAAGCGAACTGAAGATGGTTATCGGTACCACGGAGGGCGCAGCCATCCGCACACAAGCAAAACTGAGTTCTGTTCAGGGCGGGGATATGCTGACGCAGGGCACGCTGATTAACAGCAATGGTTTCATGATCCGTGAATCCGCACAGATCAAACGCCCGGCAATCGGCACGGAAGCAAACGGAACCCTCGGCACCGCAGCACTGGCCGTTGGCGCAACCACCTTGACGCTGGCCAGCGCCGGGACCGGCACCGTTGTGGCCGGTGATGTGATCACTATTGCAGGTGATACAAACAAGTATGTTGTTGTGACCGGCGATGCCGATATTTCCGGCGGCGGAACGGTTGTAATTGCGGAGCCCGGCCTGCGTGTGGCAGTTGCGGGGAATGCTTCACCGGCCATTGCAATAGAGGCAATCGGCAATCGGAACATGGCATTTGCTCGATCGTCAATCGTTCTGGCGACCCGTATGCCCGCACTTCCTGAAGAGGGCGACATGGCGGCAGACCGGACCACGATCACAGACCCCCGCAGCGGCCTGTCTTTTGAAGTGGCGAAATACATGCAGTATCGACAGGTGCAGTATGAAATCGCGCTGGCATGGGGCGTGAAAGCGGCCAAGGCCGAACACATTGCCCTGCTTTGCGGAGCGTAACCAATTAACCGGGGCGGGGTGAAATGTCCCCGCTCCATTTCTTAAGGAGGACGGATCATGAGGGAGTTAGTCAGAGTAAAAAGCAACAACAAAGACCACGCTGGATATTACACAACTTACAGGGACATGATGAAGCCCGGCGATGAAGAGTATCAGGAACCGGAACCTAAAAAAGAGGATAAACCTAAAAAAGAGGATAAACCTAAAAAAGAGGATAAACCTAAAAAAGAGGATAAATAAATCACGAATTAAGTAAACAGAAAAAGAAAGGAAGACGTCAGTCATGAAAAAACTACTTTCCATTGGAATATTTTTTATAGCGATTATCGCTCTGGCTTATTCGGTAACATTTGCAGCGACTATTACCGCAAGCAATTCAGAGACATTCAGTCTCGCCGCCGGGGATATGTTGAGCGTTGCCGCGCCTTCCGGCACAACCGGATCAGTTGTCCGGTTATCACGCATTCCCGGCGGTGGGGCAAATCAAAGCGTAACAACGGTCAATGGATCCGATCTGACCTTCGGACCTTACAAAGATTCAGAGCGATTTAATATTATTTGCACGGCGGGAACTATCACTGCGACAACTGCGAAACATACGCCTTATACCGACTCTACCTTCAACAATCCGACTCTATCGGGAGCGAAGTTTACCTTGGCGGCAACTCATGTGTACGCCCTGGCGGAAGATTGGGTACTGTCTGCTGCTGAAATGCTCTGTGCTTTACTGATAACGGACTCCGGAAGCGGGGACGCTAATATTATTGAATCGGGTGGTGTTGCCGGGCGAATCCGTGTCGTGAGAAACGGTGCTAATGGAACGGTAACAATTAAAGAGAGTGGAGAGACGGGTGTTTCTATTGCGACCGGGAAAACGGCCGTAGTAATGCACAATGGGACCGATTATATAAGAGTGACGGCGGATGCAACTCACTAAGAACACAGGGGAGGCCTGCGCCTCCCCATTTATCGATCGTAGCGACTACTTCATTATGGCAGGGTTATTTATGGTTTCCCTGTTGGTGTGGGGTCCCAATGTTCATTATGGCCACGCATATATGTTTGTCGTGATTGGCCTGGTTGCATTGGCCGTTATGACTAAAAATATAATCATAGCGGCATTTGGCCTTTATGCGTCCGTCTGGTTTGCCTATATTTACGCGGCGGCATTCTTGGGGATCATTCCGGATGAAGCAGTTATGCAATCAATCGATACGCTGGTATTTATTGCTGCGGGCCTTGCCGTTTATTCAATCGTGAAGAACGGAAAAACATCGGCTCGCAAATACATGAACGCAATTTGCTTACTGTCCATCATACTGTCGATTATCGGCCTCATTCAATATTTTTACGGACAGCAGGCAGCACGGGCCACGCTGGGAAATCAAAACTTTCTGGCGGCATTCTTGGCAATCAGTTCCCCTTTATTTTTGAGAAAAAAATGGTGGGTAGCCCTTCCGGTAATAGCCCTTGCGATTCATACCGCACATACCAGCACGGCCATAATCGCTCTTTTCGTCGGGCTAGGGTTTTATTTCTGGAAGTTGCGCGGTGCGGTAATCGCTACCATACCAGGGCTTTTATATTACGCGATAATCGACAATCATTCTCTTTTGCAGTCTGAGCGTTATAGCTTCTGGCTGGATGCTGTCAATAAGATATCAAACCAATGGAATACTATAATCTTTGGCGTTGGGCCTGGGATTTATTGGCAACCAGGGAATATGCTGCATAGCGAATATGTCTATTTGGTTTTTAATTTTGGCATTATCGGGTTGTTACTTGCAGCGGCCTTTATATGTAAAACATTTGCGGTCGTTAGGGTGCCGAATCGCCACCTGCTTGCTGCTTTTGTAATTATAGTAGTCGATTGCATCGGGAACCATTTATTTCACACGGCGCCGACGGCTATGTTGGCAATCGTTATTATTGCGCTGATGGGCAGAGATAAGAAAATGGAGGCTACACATGGCGCTAGAAGTTGAAGATGGAACAGGAAAAGCGACGGCTGAAAGCTATATTTCCGTTGCCGATGCAAGCACTTACCACACGAACCGGGGAAACGCTGCATGGGCAGCACTGGCCACGGACGCAGTGCGCGAGCAGTGCCTGAGAAAAGCCACAGATTATATGATTCAGGCTTACACGGCACGCTGGCAGGGATATAAAGTTGACCCATCTGTCCAGGCCCTGGATTGGCCCCGTTATGATGTGGTCGTTGATGGCGTGGCCCTCGATAATGATGCGGTGCCGGAAACGATCAAAAGAGCCTGCGCGGAACTGGCATTGAAAGCGGCAACGGCTGAACTGAACCCGGATTTAACGCAGGGTGTTGTCTCTGAGCAGGTCGGCAGTATCGCAGTGACCTATGACAAAAACAGCCCCCAGGCCAAAAGGTACAAGGCTATCGATGCCATGTTGTCTCCGTATCTCAAGGCAGGCGGCGGGTGTTCGATGGGATTGGTGAGAGTATGACCGACACAGCCTTTTATAACCGCCTCGCGGCGACCGCAAATAAGCTCCTGAAGGGCAAAGGGCAGGCGATCACGCTAACCACGGTTACGCCGGGAACATATAACCCGGCAACGGGCGGTGTAACGAATACGACGACCGCGACACAAAGCGGATTTGGGGCGGTGATTGAATGGGATGCAAGGCATATTGACGGGAACTTGATTCTTGCCACTGATAAAAGGCTTTTGCTTTCCCCTTTAAATAGCGCAGGCGCGGCTTTAACGGCTCCGAAATTGGGCGATACAGTAACTGATGCGGCAGGGGTTACTTATACACTGGTTGCCCCATTAAAGACGCTTTCCCCGGCGGGAACTGTCGTCATGTATGATTGCAATGTGAGGGCGTGATGGGCTTTGCTCTGGATATCCAAAAGTTTGCTGAGAAGTGCGGACGGAACGCCGACACGGTTGTTCGGAAAACCGTTCTGGATATTGGTAAAAGCCTGGTCGAAAAGACGCCTGTTGGCGACGCTGAATATTGGGCACATCCGGCACCCCCCGGTTATGTTGGCGGTCATGCAAGAGCTAACTGGTCACATTCAGTTGGTACCCAGGTGATTAAGGAATTTGACGCGATTGATAAGACCGGGGATGTATCTAATGCACGAATAGCGGCCAGCGTACCACAAAACGCCGCCGGGAAAGTTCATTTTATTCAGAACTCCGTGCCCTACATTGAACGGCTGGAAGATGGCCACAGCAGGCAGGCCCCTAACGGCATGGTGGAATTAACAAGGATTGAATTTCAAGATTTCGTACAAAACGCATCGGCGGGGTTGCAATGAGCATCGTATCCGTAAGAGCAGCACTAGAAACGAAATTAAACGCGATAACCCCGGCACTCGCTACGGCCTGGCAGAATGACCCTTATACACCGGTCCCCGGTACGCCATACCAACAAGTTTATCTTCTGCCGGCCAAACCGGAAAACCCGACAATGGGTGACGCTTTTTACCGGGAACAGGGGATTTTACAGGTAACGCTCATGTACCCCTTGCAGGTCGGACCGGGAACGGCGGAAGCAAGAGCGGATGTGATCAGGACGGCGTTTTCACGTGGAACGTCAATGTTAAGCGGAAGCGTAACGGTGATTGTGGAGCAAACCCCCGAAATATCGGCAGGGCGTGTTGACGGTGACAGGTGGGCAGTACCTGTGAAAATAAGATGGTTTGCGGACGCATTAACGTAAGGGGTAAAGTATGGGTGCAAGTGCAATAGTGGCTGTAAATAATATGAGAAGGCCTGATTTTGATATCAGCTTGTTCGTCGGAGTTTTTATTGCCGGATGCTTGGCCTTTTTAGCCATAATACTCTGGAAAAAATGGAAAGGAAGATAAAGCGGTAATTAACAATCAGGGTTTCCGCGAGGTCTGATCAACCGGACGGGACGCAAGAAGCAAATGAAGCGGCTAGTAGGAGCCTACTCTCTTACTATGCCGCTTTTTTGTTTGCCCTGAATCACGAAACAAAAAGGAGAAAATAAATCATGGGACAAGCATCAGGGATCGAGAAAAAGTTAATTTTAGCACCGCAGGCGGCAAAGGGAACTTGCGCCGTGGGGAATCTGGCAACAGCACAGTATTTGCGGCGCATCAACAGTTCAATGAACGTAACCAAGGAAACCTATCAATCTAATGAAATGCGGTCGGACCGGCAAATTGCCGACTTCCGGCATGGCGTTCAGGCGGTCGAGGGCAGCTTGTCCGGTGAGCTTTCACCGGGGACCTATAACCTGTTAATGGCTGCAATTCTCCGCAAGGCATGGGCAGCGGGCGAAGTGTCCGGGCCCGAATCTGATATTACCGTCGCAATAGTATCGGGAGCATCGGCCACATTCACTTCTGCCGCAACTGCAACTTTCCTAACAGACGGCCTCAAAGTCGGTGATGTTGTCAGATGGACAGGATTCGCACAGACCGGAACGGATGCGCGGGCGAATAATGCCCATAACTTCATGATCACCGCATTGACTGAAAAAATAATGACCGGGACGTTTCTTGACGGTGTTGCAGCCGTGGAAAAAGCCGAAACCGAAGCTCTTACTTGTACCGTCGTCGGGAAGAAGTGCTGGACTCCAACGACCGGCCACACAGAAGATTGGTTTTCCATTGAACATAATTACAGCGACGTTGACCTGTCTGAAGTATTTTGGGATTGTAAAGTCAATACCATGGCCGTCAAACTTCCGCCCACTGGCATATCGACCATCGATTTCGGGTTCGTGGGCCTGAATCATACGAATTACGCGGGTGCCACAGCTCCTTATTTTACCGCAGTTCTGGCAGCGTCAACGGGCGGAGCGCTGGCGGCGGTCAATGGGGCCCTCTTTGTGCAGGGAACTAAAATTGCTCTACTGACCGGCCTTGATTTCGATATCGCGGGAAATCTCAGTTCCGATCCAGTTGTCGGGTCCAATGTGAAGACGGATATTTTCGATGGACGCGTAATTATTAAAGGGAATATGAGCGTCTATTTTGAAGACGCCACTTTCCGCGATTACTTCATCAATGAAACAGAAGTTTCCATCTGTGGGGCATTCACCACATCCAACGCTGCTAACGCTGATTTCCTCGCATTCACCATGCCGCGAGTAAAGGTAGGTGGGGCCAGTAAAGATGACGGCGAAAAGGGAATCATACAGACCATGCCTTTCGTGGCGCTGTTTGATACCAGTGCGGGCCCCGATACGGGCGCAACGGCCACGGATTCACTGGCAACCACGTTGAGTATTCAGGACAGCACATTAACGTAATGTATTAATATGATTAGACTATAACTTAATAAATTTTAAACTAAGGAGGATTTTAAAATGTCAGATTTAAGAGCAGTAGATACAAGTGGAATTTTTGAAGTCGATATTTATGACCCTGAAACACTTTTATACACAGGAATTTTCTTTTCTGTTTTAGGGCAAGATTCCGAAAAGTTTCAGAAAAAGAAACGAGCACAGGAGAAAAAACGCTTAGCGAGAATAAGCAAAGGCGGGTTTCGCGGCGCTTCTCTGCCTTCCGCCGAAGAAGTCGAACAAGACAATATTGAATTATTGGCAGAATGCGTGGTTGCATGGGGGAAAAGAGCAGGGAAAGACGGAACTCCCGCAAAGAATACTATAAATCTATATGATGTAGAAATGCCATGCACGCTTGAAAATGTTACTGCTGTATTTAACGGGATAAAAGCTCCCGGAGAGTATAATTACATAAAAGAGCAGATTGATAAGGCTATGGGTGACAGGGCAAATTTTATCAAAGCCTGATTGATTCGCTGATCGAGTATGCCGGGCATGAGTTCGCGCTTAACGCCCGGCAGAAAGACGGCGCGACACTCAGGGACCATCTTGAAATAGTTTACCGGCAGAGTGGCAAAATGCCGGAACAGTTGAAGCCCCTAGATGCCCCCGAATGCCTTTTGTATCTTTGGGTTTGGTTTTGCGA